GCTTTCCGATAGATATTAACCCTTTATTGGAAAGAGGAACATTATGGCTATTCAGAATTTATCGACACAAAGCGCACGTATTGGGAAGTTGAAAGGCGACATCCTGAAAGGTGCAATCCCTGTAGAAGTGCTGGGCATTACCGGCATGAACAAGCCTATGCCGAAGAACGGCTCTCCAGTGATGATCTTCCGTCGCTGGTTGCCACCAGGCGGCGTGGATAACCGCTGGATCACTACCGGCACTATGCAGACTTACGCGTCTAACCGTCAGACTGTAGAAGGCCAAACACCGACTGCAGCGACTATGACTGCGGTTGACATCACTGTGACCCTGAAGCAGTACGCTGTGCTGTATGCGATCACTGATCAGACTGTCGACCTGTACGAAGACGACGTGGCCACTGCGATGAAAACTCAGACCGGCCAGACCATGGGCTTGATCCGTGAAATGGTTCGCTACGGTGAGCTGCGCGGCGCGACAAACGTGTTCTACGCAGGCGGATCCAGCCGTGCGACAGTGAATCAATCCTTGAGCCTGAACCTGTTGCGTAAGGTCACTCGCGGTCTGTTGAATAACCACGCCCAGCGTATCACTAAAGTGCTGTCCAGTTCCGGTAACTACGGCACACAGGCCGTTGAGGCTGGCTTCCTGGTGTTCTGTTCTACAGACATGGAAGCTGCGATCCGTGACTTGCCAGGCTTTAAAAACGTAGTCGACTACGGTAACAAGCAGCCTATCAACGAGAACGAGATCGGCGCAGTTGAGCGCTACCGCTTCATCTTGTCTCCTGAACTGGTTGGCTACGCTAACGCCGGTGCGGCTGTTGGTGCGACAGGCCTGTTCTCGACAGGCGGTACCAACATCGACGTGTACCCGATCATCGTTTGTGGTGAGGATGCCTGGGGTCAAGTAGCTCTGCGCGGAGCCAGCGCGATGGATGTGACCTGGATTCAACCAGGCACCAAGGATAAGTCAGACCCTCTGGGCCAACGCGGCTACATCGGCGCGAAAGCCTACCACGCTGCAGTGATCTTGAACCAAGGCTTCATGGCTCTGGTTGAAGCAGGCGCACCTGACTTGGCTTAATCAATCGAGGGGCTTCGGCCCCTCACTGAACTAGGAGATTAATATGCCAGCAGTACGCCAATCACTGAAGACCGTCCAGACCGCAATCCCAGACAAGCGCGAGAGCCTCGCATTGCGCCAACAGCTGGAGAACATCCAGCAAGACTTGGCAAATTTGCGAGCAGCTTTCGTCGCGCTGACCGCTAAGCTTGACGCGGATGCCGGGGTCACAGACACGAACTACGGGTCTACGACCAATCCTGCAGCGCTGTTCACTCAGCCTTAACCAATTTACGAATAGGAGCACACCATGGCACGTAATACAGCCTTAACTGAAACACAAGATAACACCCAGGGCACTAAAGCTACCGCTTTTGGATACATCACTTTCCCGGCTACGGCAATCGTGGCCACAGACTACATCGAAGAGGTTTTAGGCTTCGTGCCTAACCGCGTAGTTTTCACAAACGTCACCGACCGCATCACCATTGAATGGCAAAAAGGTATGGCCGATAACACCTGCGTGAAGACAGCAGCTAACGGCACTCGTACTTTGGAAACCGCCAATGGCGGCATCACACCTACCGCCACAGGCTTCCGGGTTACACAGAACGCCACCTTGGCCGCGATTGCCGCCAGCAAAGATTGTATGTGGGTTGCCTACGCTTAACAGAGTTGTTGGGGGAGAGGCGGGGGGCTTTCGGGTTCCCCGCTTTTTTACGTCGGGCAACAGATGGGTGTTGATATAAATAGGAACCCTCAACAAGAAAATAGGAGACCTATTTTGGCCACACCACGTAAACCAGCGGCAAAGCCCGCAGCCAAAACAGCGAGCGCAGTCACGACCGGTAGCGGTCAAGTGTTCACTCGTGAGCATGCAAAAGCCACAGAAGCGCAGCAACTGATCACTGAAGACGACGGTGTCGTCACCGCATCGGCAGGCGTCTTGGAAATCGACGCTCCAGACATTGAGATCGAGAGCAATCTGTATGACGCTTCCGAGCGTGCAGCCGAATTGGCTTTTATGGAAGACCTCTTGACGATCGAGATCTCAGAAGGCCAGGACCAGAACAATCCCGAGCCCTATGTATTCCTGGCAGTCAACGGCGTTGGCGCAGGACCGGGCGGCGAGCCTTACGTCCCTCGCGGACAACCGGTGACTATTAAGCGCAAATACGTCGAGGTGCTGTGCCGTGCGCGACCAGCTAGCTACGACTCTGTCGAGAAGGTTAACGCAGTAGGCGAGCGCTTTATTGAGTATCCCAAGAAGACATCTCTCAAGTACCCGTTCACTGTTCTCGAAGACAAGAACCCCCGCGGCAGTGCTTGGCTACGGAAAGTGTTGGCTGAACGCTAATGACCTTCCTCGAACTCGTACAGTGGGTAAGCCAAGAAGCGCAGATCCCCGGTAACGGCCCATCGGCAGTGACGGGTCAGCAGGGGGAGAGCCGCAACTTGGTTAACTGGGTAAAGGCTGCCTGGAATGAAATCGAGACGCGTCATCAGACCTGGTTCTGGCGGCGCAAACAGTTTTCCTTCCCGACAGTGGCCGACAAAGTGGCTTACACCGTCGCTGATGTAGGCCTCACAGAGGATTTCTCTGCTTGGGCGCCATCCTCCTTCCGGATTAAGACAACAGCCTTGCCCGGTAACGATGCGTTACCTTTACCCCCTTGGACCTATGAGGATTGGGAACGGTACTACCTGATCGCCAGTCAAGCGCCAGGACGCCCGGTGATCTACTCCCAGCGGCCAAACGATCAGGCCATTGTACTCGGGCCTACGCCATTCAGTGATCAGTTTACAGTGGCTGGATGGTACTACACCATCCCTCAGCCACTGGTCAACGCGACAGATGTCCCCCGTATGCCCGCAGAGTTCCACACACTTATCGGCTACCTCGCCTTGATGAAGTACGCGCGGGCAGAGGCTGCCGGAGAGATTTACGAGGACGCATCGAAGATGGTTACCTCGTTGATGCGCCGATTAGAAAACCACCAGCTGCCAGCGATCGGCATGCCGGATTCACTAGCGTAAGGAGATCTTGTGGGGCAAAAAGCTAAATACCGTCGGGAGATGGATAAGGCCATTGCTCAGTATGGCCAGGAGCTTCGTAAGCTTACGCCCTTAGAGTCTCCGGGAACAATCAAGACTAACGCGTACCGGACCGCCACCGAAGTGGCTGATAACCAGTTGTCCGGAGCAGATCGGAGAGCGCTGAAGCAATCTGATCGACTGGCCAGAACCATCAATCGCGACGACGTTTTTAAAGAGCGCATGGCCAAGTACAACGACAGGTTGAGCATTTTGCAAGCTCAGTTGGCGGGGGAATCTGTAAACAGGTTTTATGTCTCGGACACACCTTCAATCCCAGAATCTTCAGGGTCTTCTGGCCTGCTAGGGTTTTCGCCCCCGCTAGCCTCGACGCCTTCAATGGCCACTGTTGGCGCTGGGGTATCCTTGCCAGACACTTCGTACCGACAAGACCGTGAGTATTTCACTTCTCGCGAGGACGCTTTGGCCGCAGCGCAAGCTCAGGCGGATGCGTACAACGCAAAACAGGCGTCTTTGCCTAGGCAACCTCTCGCACAAGCCCCCCGTAAAGCGACTGCGCAAGACTTCATAGCCTCCCAAAGTTTTGGTGCTGCCCCGGATGTCCAAGGAGGCGATCGCAGCATTCGATTTGGCCGATTGGACGCCGCAGCTAAAGATATGCAGACTTTGGCTGATGGGATCAAAGGCACTGCCGCCGAGGCCGCTGCAACTCAATACTCAGCTCTTGCAGAGAGGCTTAACGCCAAATTGGGCAAGATCAGTGCTACGCCTGTCGAGGCTCAATCGACAGGGCTAATAGGGTCTGAACTTGCCAACGAGCTGGACACCGGAGTGCTGAAATAATGCAGATGCCAGCCACCCGTTTTGACTACTTTCCGCTGACCGGCGGCCTTAACCTGGTTAGCCCACCGCTGTCACTGAAACCTGGCACCGCAATCGACGCTCTCAACTTCGAGGTCGGCATTGACGGGGGCTACACGCGCGTTGCAGGGTACGAGCGCTACAGCGGTCAGCCTGCTCCTAGCGACGCGCAATTTGTCGGTGTCCCTGTTACGTTATCGGACACGGTTGAAGTTGGGGATGAAATCGAAGGTGACAGCTCTGGTTTGACAGGCACAGTCATCAAGGTGTCCGAGGACATCATCTTTGTGACCAAAGCGACGGCGGGGTTTACCGTAGGAGAGACTTTGCTGGTAGGAGCCTCTCCGGTCGGGGAGGTCACTTCGGCAGCGCTACTGAATGGCGGCGCCATGACGCTAGCTGAGAATGCGGAGCTTTTTGCTTTAGCCGCGAACGTCTACCGAGCAGACATCGGTCAGGTCCCGGGCTCTGGCCCTGTTCGCGGAGCCTACCACTACATGGGCACCTCTTACGCATTTCGCGATGCGTCTGACGGGCTGTCGGGGAAGATGTACAAATCGTCGTCTTCAGGCTGGCAGGAAGTCAGTCTTGGGTACGAAGTTAATTTCTCGAATGCGAACACTTCAGTAGGTGAAGGCGACACCCTATCCCAGAGCGGCGTCACGGCGCTGATCAAGCGTGTGGTGGTCGAGTCAGGCACCTTGGCTTCCGGGACGAATACCGGCAAGCTGATCTTAGGAACGCCCTCAGGAGCGTTCAGTGCAGGGGCGGCGTCCTCTACTGGTGGAGGGTCCCTCACGCTGGACGCTGACGCCGTGGCGATCACGATCTCACCAGGCGGCAGCTACGAGTTCGCCACTTATAACTTCACTGGCTCAGGTCAGACCAAGCGCATGTACGGGGCCAACGGTGTGGGCCGGATGTTCGAGTTCGACGGTGAGATATTCGTACCGATTAAGACTGGTCTGCCTGTCGACACTCCGGAGCATTTAGCTACTCACGCCAACTACTTGTGGGCCAGCTACAAGAGTAGCGTCCTATACTCAGGCGTCGGCGCACCATACAACTTCACCGCTATTGGCGGCGCCGCTGAGATTGCTGTGGGGGATTTTGTAACAGGCTTCTTGCCGGTGGTAGGAGGCGACGGTGCCCAAGCCCTGGCGATCTTTGCCAATAACCGAACCCATATCGTGTACGGGTCTTCCGGCGCAAATTTCAACGTGGCCATGTTGAGTGGTGAGGCGGGGGGCAGAGCCCGTACCATGCGTACCATCGGCGACTCATTTGTCTACGATTCGTTGGGTGTTAGAAGACTGTCCACCACTTTGAACTTCGGCAACTTTACCCAGGCGCAGGTCACTAATCCGATCAGGCCTTTTGTCCTAGCCAGGCGTGCTCAGGCTGTGGGCGCCTGCGTGTCCCGGCATAAAGACCAGTACCGCATTTTCTTTGCGGACGGATATGCGCTGCACATATCGCTCAACAACCAGAAAGTGTCCGGCAACATGCCGATCAAGCTGGCCCATGTTATGAACTGCATTGAGTCTGTCGAAACCGACACCGGCGATGAGTTCATCTTGGGCGGCGGGACAGATGGGTATGTGTATCGTTTTGAGAAAGGCACCAGCTTTGATGGCCAGGCGATTTCAGCGTTCTTGAATTTAGCCTTCGCCTACCAAGGCGGACCCCGTATTAAGAAGAAGTTCCGCAAAGCTGTGTACGAGTTTAGCGGGCTTGGTTACGCAGAGCTAGAGACTTCTTACAGTTTGGCTTACGCCTCGGATGAGATAGCCAACCCGATTGCTGAAGTGATCGAGTCGCCGTCTCGACCTGTGTTTTGGGATAGCTTTACTTGGGATAGCTTCTTCTGGGACGGCCGCAGCTTGGCGCAAATGATCCAGAAGCTGGATGGCTCTGCAGAGAACATCTCTTTGATCTTGAGATGCACGAGCGCTGAGTACCCCAGCTTCACGATCCACAGCGCGATTATTCACTATACACCAAGACGAGCTTTGAGGTAACGATGGCTAATAAATACTACGACCCTTCAGGATACCCGCAGACGGGCGCTCCCGGATCGTCCGCAGCGATGCGGTCTGAGTTAGCGACCATTGCTACAGGTTTTGAAGGGGTCGAACAAGATATCGACGACGCCTTGACTGGCGCTTCGGGCGCAGTGACCACGGCCACCGCTCAAGCTGGTATTGCCACCACGCAAGCGGGCATATCAACTACTCAAGCTGGTATTGCCACCACGCAAGCGGGCATATCAACTACTCAAGCTGGTATTGCCACCACGCAAGCGGGTATTGCAGCCGATAAAGCGGCAGAAGCTGCAGCTACCAAGCTTGCAGTCGACGCAACCTACGACGAGTTCGACGATCGCTACTTGGGCCGCAAAGCGTCAGACCCTACAGTTGACAACGACGGCAACGCTTTGCAGAAAGGCACGCTGTACTTCAACACGACCACCGATACCTTCAAAGGGTACAACGGCTCCGCCTGGATAAACCTACCTGCCACAGCGGCGTCGAACCTGACTTTTACTCCTGCAGGGGGCGTGTCTGCTACCGACGTTCAAGCGGCGATCGAAGAGCTTGACACCGAGAAGCTATCCGCTGGGGCCGGAGCTGTTGGGGAATCAAATCTGGCGGATGCAGCAATACCTAGCAAGGTGCATTCCGCTAGCAGTAAAACACCGCCTGTCGATGCCGATGAAATTCCACTGGTTGATAGCGCGGATTCATACAGTCTCAAGCGCCTGACATGGGCAAATCTTAAAGCGACCTTGAAAGCGTACTTTGACACGCTTTATAGCCTGGTTGTAGTAAATTCTACAAACGACCCAAGTATTACGAGTAATTCTAGTACCAATGCTGCTAGTCCAGAGTGGATCAAATTTGGCTTTTCAATCAGTCTTGGTTCCTCTGGTTACATTTTCTTTCCTAAATGGCTAGGTTCATGGGGTATTCAATGGGGTACGTATTCAGTAGGGGGCGCAGGTTCCACGCCAATTACATTCCCCATTCCATTTATAACCGCATGTTATATGGTTAACACAAGCGTTACTTATGCAGGGTCAGGAACCCCAAGCGCGGTAACAGTGGCTAGTGGTGCTTATACAGTAAACGGGTTTAGTTTAGGCTCTAGCGTTTCTCTCGGCGGTAACTACTTTGCAATAGGGAAATAAC